TTTGAGAATAAGGCAGTAGGGGGCGCAGTTCCTGGCAAGAATTGCAACCCAGCCGCGGTGTCTGATGGAGTTAAGAGCAAGGACTCTGGCTGTGCTAAGGACGGAAACGCAACTATTACAGTTGACGAGAACGTATCCGGTACAGCTATTTCCTACTCCTCTAACTACACACACACCCCCGGGGGTACCTCAGTCGTGGCATGTTTTCCATGGCTGCAGGTGTAACGGGAAGCTATTATGGTGATGGTAGCTTGCAGATTGGACTTGGCGCGATGTTCCTAGCTTTAGGATTCGCAGTTAAGCCACCGAAACTGTCTAGGGTTGATAAGACGGTGCTCAACATTGTATCAGGAGGGTACGAGTTGAAAGAATCTGTAAAAGAATCACAAGACGACAAATCCGATGTCGTCGAGGTTGAAAGGACAACCCCTTGTGTTAACGTCAATGATAGGAGATTGAAGCGTCGCATTAGACGTAAGTTGGCAGCTAGCAAGAAACCGTCCCGAATTCCTGTTTTGGCGGGCGAAGTCGCTGGAGAGTTAAAGTTGAGGCATAATGTTTTGAGAGATACTGTTTCGAACAGGAAATTGATAAACGCTGACACAACTCGTCGGATTCTAGCCCTGAGGAAAGATGGAAATCCTAAGTTCGAAAATCTTAGAACTAAGGATATTCAACTTGTTGCACTACATGCTGCGAAGATGTATTGGATTCCTACCGATGATGAGATCGAAGTCCAGGAAATATATCAGAGCACCATGTTGATGAACCTCAGGAAGGTTCGGTCCGTATGGGCCGAGCCTGACAGCGCCTAGGGTTGCTTGGCATCCCACTCGGGAACGACCACACGTTCTAGAATCACTGATGAGCAGATCGACTCTGAAGTGTGTGGCCGGGAGAAGTTCCATCGAGTGGTTGCTGAGCAGGTAGGAGAGGACACGCGTCCTCGGGGGTACTACAGGGTCCGAGGTGATAACGGACCTGACTGGGATATACCTAATAATAACATTGATTCTGTGAGCCATGCTGTTCTTGAACGAGTATTTTTCGTAAAAGATGGTATGGGTGGTTTTAAGAGAGCTCCTAAACCCTGGGAGCACAGCTCAGTAATTGACGAGCCGAAGCCATATCTCGCAGCAAGAAAGAAGATTGATGAACGATTCAACTCATTTAGCAGGAGGATGATGGAACTTGCAACACTACACGGTGAGGCTAGCCCGATAACAGACGAGGAATTCTTGTCATATTACGGTGGAGCTAAACGTAGGTGTTATG